ACAAATACTATGTGCTGAATATAGGCAGGCAGTTTGGCAAGACCTTGCTAGGAATCAATCAGATGTTGTGGTGGGCCATTAATGATAAGGGCTGCAACATCGCATGGGTCACACCGGTATACAAGCAGAGCAAAAAGGTCTTTGATGAGATGGAGCGAGTTACCAGGGCATCCGGCCTATTTGAATTCCACAGGTCAGATTTGTGGATCAAGGGTTTTGGAAGCACTATCACATTCTATTCAGGTGAGAAACCCGATAACATCCGAGGTAATACATTCGATTACCTAATCATTGATGAGATGGCATTTACCAGGGCAGAGTTGTGGGATGAGGTGCTGAGTGCAACCGTGTTGGTCAAGGGCAAGAAGGTACTATTCATTTCAACACCCAAGGGTCGCAATCACTTCCATAGGTTGGCACTACAGCACAACTATGATGAGAGGTACAAATACTTTCAGTTCAGCAGCTATGACAATCCCCTCATTGACCAACAGGATTTGGATGAGCGCAAGCGGTCACTACCTGACCATATCTTCCGGCAGGAGTACATGGCTGAGTTCGTGGATAATGCATCCGGGCTATTCCGCAATGTACAGGCATGCATTGGCACAGGCACATCCACATCCAAGATGTATGCCGGGCTGGATATCGGTAGGGCTGATGACTACACGGTACTATCCGTGATCAACAGCGATGGGCACATGGTGGCTGTGTACAGATGGAGGCATATGGAATGGTCTAGCATCATTGACCAGGTGGAGGCACGTATCAAGCAGCACAACTGCCTGACCTTGGTAGAGGTCAACAATCAGGGCGATGTGTTCTATGAGATGCTGGCCAAGAGATGCCGTAACAACGTGGAGCCATGGGTCACCTCATCCAAGTCTAAACCTGTATTGATTGAAGATTTGGCTGTGGCCTTTGAACAGGCAGCCATCAGCATCAATGATGAGAGGTGGCTGCTTGATGAATTGGAGGCTTTTACGTACATTTACAATCCAAGCACAAGGTCAGTGAAATATGCAGCACCTGATGGGTTGCATGATGATGGGGTGATTAGCCTGGCATTGGCATGGCATTGTCGCAAGGCATATAGTAAACGAGGGCAATATAAAGTAATGAGAGTATGAGCAGTGTAATTGAGGTAAAATATCCAAGGCATATCAGTGAGTGCAGTCCAATCATGGTGACCAAGTGGCTACACATGGCGCCATTGTGGAAGGAGGCACAGAGCAATCTAAGTGGTATGCTGGACTTCCACGTTCAGGTGGTGAGTGTATTCACAGGATTGAAGGTTAACGAAATCAAGAGAGCAGCCGTTGATGATGTGGTGCGTCTCAGCTACCGATTGCTGAACATGATCAGTGACCATCATATGGAAGAGCCAACCGGCAGGGTGGTGATTGATGGGCAGGCATATGTGTATGAAAAGGATTTCAGCAAGATATCAACAGGTCAGATAATTGACTTGAAGTTGATTGAGCGGGTACCTGAGGAGCCACATAGAGCCTTGGCAATATGCTATATTGAGGAGGGGATGGAATACTGCCAAAAGGATGACCGAGGTGTGGTGCTAAATCCCAATGAAAAGAGGGAGGCACTATTTAAAGAGCGGTTCCCTGGTGATGAATTTTTGAACTTCTTTGGTTTTTTTTTGCACGAATACGAGAGCAGGAGAAACGCTATTTTGGCACTACAAGTGGTGAGGATGGAAGCACAGAGGATAGCAATAATGAAGAAGGTCCGACAGACAGCGAGTGGTTTACATGGACAGGAATCATCCTCAGGTTGGCTAAGGAACTTGGTAGGTCGATTGACCAAATCACAAGGCAGCCGTACATAGAAAGTATGTTTTGGATGAACTACCTTAAGATCCGTGATGAACAGGAATACATAAGGGATAGGGAACTACAGCAACAGATGGCAGCGAAATATGGCAGATAAGTTTGAATACCTCAATACGTTAGGAATCAGCAAGGGTGACCTAGCCAAGCCAGCCAATGCATATGAGGAGATGCTGCTGGAATTGGCTAAGCAGCTCACATTGGAGTTACGTGAGGCCACATTGAACAAGGCAAGCAACAGCGGTGGGCTTGCATCCTCCATTGCTGCGGTACCGGATGGAAAGATGACTGTCAAGATACAGGCTGATTTCTATTTTAAGTTCATGGATGAGGGGGTGAATCCCACAACAGGTAAAAAATTCCCATCACCATATAGCTTTAAGAAGCCAACGGTTGCACCTGCACACATTCAAGCCCTACAATCTTGGAAGGGATACAGCCCACAACGGGCATATGCATCCGCATTTGTGACAAAGAACAGATTCGGTTTAAAGCCCCGCAAGATTCTTGATGATACGGTGAATGCAGATGCATTAAAGAAAATGAGTAACGACCTGAGCACCTTGATGGGTATGACCTTGGAAGTAGCTTGGGATAAAAACACAAAGACATGGCGGTAACAATAGTACAGAATCCGGATACATTCACACCAGCGTGTAATCCAATAGTGTGGACATTCAGCAGTAACCAAACAGCACAGCCGAATTTCAGCTTTTACGTGGAGTTCTATGTACAGGGTAACCTGCACAGCGCACATACGGTATTTCCTGAATCAGGCATCTATGGCAAATTTGATGCAAGCCAAATTATGCGAGCATTGACCACAACACCTGTGGCAGATTCAGCCTTTGTACAAGACTTTGGCACAGCAATGCTCACGTGCTATGTGGATGTTTATGAAAGATATGGCACAACTCCAACACTACAGGCCAATGCAGCTGCTACTATCAGGAGAGCATTCAATGGCTCATTTAAGTACAGGCAGTTTATCAATTGGAATAGTGATAACTATGATGTGAAGGAATTAGATGGTGCATTGTTTACCACATATTTCCCAAGGTCAGAGAAAGCATGGTGTAGATACGATGAGTATTTTTTCCTTGGTCTGTTTGGCAAGCGGTTTGTTTTGGGTGATGTGTGGACTATGTTCATTGAATTGTATGATTCAGGTGGCAACCTAATCAACAACGATGCATACAACATAGGGTACGAAAGATATTGGGAGCTCAATGTAGGCCCTGAGGTGATAGTGGCAAACACTAGTATAATACAGGCTAACTTTGACCAATGTGCATACTATCAGATTTATGTTAGATTTAGTGATGGAGTCACTACCAATTACACGGAGGTCTTTACAATTTGGTATGATCAAGAGTGCACAACATACAATCCTGTCCGGTTGCATTGGCTGAATAAGTTTGGGGTCTATGATTCCTTTAGCTTTGACCTAGTAAGTCAGACCAACGGCAACGTGACAGCTAACAACTACCAAAGGCAATTGGGTCAATGGGGCAACAGCGGTGCATATTCATTTTTGAACAATGCACCACAGATGCAGCACTATTCAAAGCGGTCCATTGAGCAGATGATAATCAACAGCGATTGGATTAAGGAGGCGGTACAGCATTGGCTAGTGGAGGAGTTGTATGAAAGTCCAAGGGTGTACATTGAGCAGGGTTCACAATTTGTACCGGTGATGGTAACCAATCCGAACTACGTCAAGAAGCTGAGACGCAAGGATGGACTGATTCAGGAATTGGTGCAACTAGATAAAACATACGAATACATAAGCCAGCTGAACTGATGGAGTTGTATCTCAATAACATATTGGTAGACCTTGATGATAGGGTACCTTTCCCATTAACATTCAATATCTCTGATATCAAGGACCTAACAGCACGGAAGGGGAATAACTCAAAGACCATCAAGCTACCAGGTACCAAGCTCAATTGTGCATTGATGTCACAGATCTACAGCTGGAGTGCTACAGAGACCAACAGCGGATTGGGTAGCACGTTCATTAACTTTGACCCAGCGGTCAGAATCCCTGCACGATATTACCATAACAGCCTGTTGGAATTCCAAGGGGTTGCACAGCTAAGTGAATGTAGATACAGTCAGGGGAGTTGGCAATTTGACATCCTGTTGATATCCGAGACCATTGACTACATAGGTAGGTTGGCAAAAGTCAAGCTGTCCGAATTGGACATGTCAGAATACAATCACCTGTACACACGTGCCAATCAGGTAAGCACATGGAATGGCAACATTGAATTGAATGGCACAACAACGCCAAATGTGGTGGCTGGTAATTACACCGGGTTGGGGTATTACTATGGCATGATTGATTACGGATATCAGCGCACGGTTGCCAATCAGTTTGAGGTAGACCAACTACCTCCACAGATATTTGTGTATGACATCCTAAAACATGCATTTGAATATTGTGGCCTAACATGGAGCAGTAACTTCCTAGAGTCGCAACGATTTAAGCGGTTGCTGATGGCATTTGAGGGTGGTGTACTGCCACAGATTGACAGCACAGCATCAGCTGCTCAGAGTGCTACCATGACAGAGTTGAATGATATCAATGGATTTTTGGTTACTGAGTTCATGTATGGAGGCAATGGTATATGGGCACCATTCTATGAATACGATCCTGTAGATGTAACTGTAGTGACAGACCCATCCAATCAGGTGCAACAAACCAATGCCATGCAATTTGTGGCATCAAGTGAGGGGACATATACGGTGGATTACTATGGTGATCATCAACTTGATTTCACATTCACCTCATTACTGACCACGGCCACAATAGAGTATGAAGTGAGATTGCACATATTTGTGGATAACAGCATAGTGAGTCAAGATATAGTGTATTCAGATACCTTGGTCAACATTAGCACCAATCAGAATATAACCATCTCATTCAACTACAGCAGAGATTTGTATCTGTTAATCAATCAAGATATCAGATGTGAGGTAAAACTGTACGTAAATATCAACAGTGATCCAACAGCTGTGATTGAGGCGATGCAGGTAGACTTGGCATCTGTATCTACTAGCATTGATATTATCAAGAAGGTGCAGAATTTACAGGCTGGTGGACAGATTAACATTAGCACATTTCTCCCACAGATGGATGCCGGTGCATTCTTTAAGGGATTAGTGAACATGTTCAACTTGTATGTAAAGCCGAACGTGGATGATCCCTCAGTAATGGAAATAGAGCCGTTAACTGATTTTTATAACAGCTCAGCAGATGCCATAGATTGGACTGCTAAGGTAGATTATAGTAAAGATATTAGTGTAATACCTACTATCAACTATGCATCTAAGAACTATATTTTTCGTTGGGAGAGTGACGAGGATTACTTCAATGCTAAGTACAGGACTGACATTGGCAAGGACTATGGTAACTTTGTGATAAGCAGTACTAACCAATTTGCCCAGGGAGATACGGAGTACACTGTACCATTCAGCCAAAAGCTGTTGGCACAGATTCCATTTGATGATGTGACATTTACAGATTTGATTGTACCACGTTCATTTTAGATACAACAGAATGAGGATGCAAGCTCTGAGATGCAAGTGATCAAGGGCAAGCCATTCATTGTGCAGTTGGGTGGATTACGTACCGGTGCCTGGATACACGTTGATGAATTGGGTGTGAGCTACAACGAAACAGATTATCCCTATGTGGGTCACCTTGATAGCTTGGATACACCAACGTTTGACCTTAATTGGGGTGTTCCTGATTTCGTGTATTGGATTACCTCGCAATATCCAACAGATAACTTGTATTTCTACCATGAGAAATTCATCAAGGAGCTGCTGTCTAGGTATGGCAAAGAGGTGCAGCTATCTGCTATGTTGGACAGTAATGATATTAATACGCTGGATTTCCGTAACTTAATCAAGATTGATGGTGTGGTGTTCAGGTTGCAAGCCATCAAGGACTATGATAGTGGAAAGGATGAGAGCACTAAATTAGAACTAATTCGCATAATTGAGGGAGAGGGTATATCCGGCAGAGTGATAGAGATAATCTACGATGCCATTGGTACCGTGAATTGGAGGCAGACCGAGGATGGTCAGCTGAGACAAGTTGAAGATGGAGAATTCAGAAGAATAGAGTAATATGCCAAAAAAAATAAGTCAATTAACAGCATTAGCCGGATCACTAGCAAATACCGATTTATTGGAGATAGCTGAGGATGCTGGAGCTGGTAACTATGATAGTCGCAAGATTACTGTTGCACAGCTAAAGGGTGCGATTGTAAGCAATCCAAGAACAATTGACTTGGTTACCGGTACCAATGTTACAGGCACAACAGCATTGACCAGCAGCGCATCCATATTGATTCCAGCCAATACAATCACGGTTGCATCGGTATTGGAAATACAGAGCAGGGCAATTCGGGTAAGTGGTACAGCCTCAACAATAGCGTTCAGTATCTACATCAACACAGCAAATAACCTGACCGGTGCCACGTTGCTAGGTAGTTTTATTTCATTGACTGCATCCAATTTTTTCAGCCAGGGTTTGCGTTCATTGTTCATCAACCCATCAACAAACCAATTGACCGTAATCAACAATGGGGCTACGGTTGCAGATGACTATGTAAACACAGGAGCGAATACGGTGTTAACCTATGATGAGACAACAGCATATTACATACACTTTGTGTTACAGCTGTCCAATTCAGGTGACACCGGATTAATTCAATTTGGAAAAGCTACGTTATATGAGTAATATCACTAAAATACACGGAGGTTTCATCTTGTTTAATGAGACCTATGAATTTCAGCCCTGGGATGATAACGGCCTTTTGTTGGATGAAAAAATAATGAGCGACACACAGGTGTTAATTGGTACCAATAATGGGGCTAAGCTGTTGGATTTGTCATTGACAATTGACGATATAGCATACACAGATATAAATGAATTTGTTAATAACTTATTTGCAAGATAATGGAAAGAAAAAAAGGTACGTATATCTTAAATTACGACAGCGCACAATTCACAGGAAGAGCACAAGCTGTGCACGTGGTGGAGGCTGCATTGTTTAGTAACCTACAGGATTCAAAAGGTGAAAGGGCTAGCCATTATATTGCAGATACAGGCGTAGAGGTGCCAGCCGGCACCATCATTGCTGCACGTGGTGGGGCATTTTTTACCAACATACAAATTAGCACAGGAGCGGTTGAAGTAATCCTATAGCATGGCAAATAAAGAGGCAATATTTAGGCTCAAGCTAGACACGGGCAATGCGGTGAGTCAGGTGCAAAAACTTGATAAGTCAACACAAACGCTAAACAAGGACCTGAACGAACTTAGCCAAACAGCTGAGCAAGATCTTGGCGGTGCCATCAAGGAACTTGAGGGTCAGATGGAAAAGATGGCTATTGCCGGAAAGAGAAACACCGCTGAATACAAGGCACTAGGTAAAGAATTAAGCAGATTACAAACCGTATTTAGTGGGGTGGAGTCTGACATCAAGGTGTTGGGTGCCAACATGAATGATGTTAGTGGGTCCATCTCTGCAATGGAGGACAGGCTTTATACCTTAGCAGCTACCGGTAACAAAAATACACAGGAATTTAAGGATTTATTCAACGAGCTCACTAGGCTAAAGACAGTACAGCGTGAGGTGGATGCCATTGTGGACCAATCAGCCATCTCCATGGATGATACATCCGCAGCCATTGGCTTGATGGAGGATAGACTTTACCGATTAAGCATTCAAGGAAAGCAGAATACCAAGGAATACCGTGACCTCACCACACAGATTGCACGATATAAGACCACATTGCTAGATGCTGATATGGCTGTGGAGACGCAGATGATCAGCACCAATGATTTAAGTGGTTCTATCGGTAAGCTAGAGGATAGGATGTATGCATTGCAAGCACAAGGCAAGCAGAACACCAGGGAATTCAAGCAATCGGGTGAGCAGTTGGTGGCATATAAGAAGCAATTGCAGGGAGTTGATATGCAGATTGATGCCATGATGCAGGGAGGCTTGCGATTGAACACAGCCCTATCTGTAGGTAACACAGCCATGGCAGGAATGCAAGGACTTGAGGCATCAATGAAGTTGGCTGGTATTGAATCTGAGGCCATGACCAAGGCGATGCAGAAAATGCAGCTAGCAGTCACGGTATTGACATCCATCCAGCAGGTGAGTATTGCACTACAAAAGGAGGGGTTAATCATGACCTCATTAAGCAATGCAGCGGATAAGATTAGGAACTTTGTTTTAACGGGTCAATTTGCAGCAACCGAGGCATTGGTAGCAGCGGAGGGTGAATTGATTGCAGCAGAAGGTGCAGAGACAGTTGCTACAGGTGCATCAACAGCAGCGGATGTAGGTGCAACAGCAGCAACAGGAGCATTGACTGTAGCCAAGGAGGGTGAGGTATTGGCAACAGGTGAACAGATTGCAGCTGGTGTAACTGAGACAGGAACTAAAGGAGCGCAAACAGCAGCAACAACGGGATTGGCAGCGGCCAATAGTGCAAACGCAGCAGCAACAACAACGGCAACATTGGCAACAAAAGCACTAAGGGTGGCCATGATTGCTACAGGAATAGGTGCCATCATTGTAGGTATAGCCTTGTTAGTAACATATTGGGATCAGGTAAGTGCAGCATTGGTGAAGGCATACGATTGGTTTAATAAGCTAGGCACACCAATCAAGATTTTGATATCTGTAATGTTCCCATTCATTGGCGTGATTTACGGAGTTGTCAAGGCATTGGAATATTTTGGTATTGTTAAGCTACAGAAGGAAATGCAGAACTTCCGTAAGCAAGCCAAGGATAATAATAAGGAGTTGTACAAAAGTAGTCAAGACCTAAAAGTCTTTGATGCTGAGCAAGCACAGGCAGCACGTGAGGCAGCCAAGGAAAGAGCAGAGGCAGCACGTGCAGCAGCAGAGGCATCATCCCAAGCAGCAGAGGATAAGCGCAGAGCAATCATTGAGATTGAGAAAGCTGAGCGGGCTGAGCTGTTGGCCTTAGAAAAGGAATATCAAGATAACCTATTGGCCTTGAAAGAGGATGGGCAAGAGAAAGAACGAGAGCAAGCCATCCGAGCATTTGAGGAATACAAGAATACATTTTTGGAAAAGTCCATTGCTGATGAGATTAAAGCGGAAGAGGAGAGATATGCCAAGGGCAAAATATCCAAGGAGCAGTATGAGCAGAATCTAGCTAACTTGAGATTGAATGCCATTAACAATCTGAGCGAGGAAGAGCGCAAGGTGTTAACCAGCAAGGAGGATATTTTGAATAAAGACCTGGCAGGTATTGATCAGAAGTATTTGGATATACGTGCTAAGCTACAGGAGGAATACCAGGCAACATTGGGCGATGAATTTGACAAGGAGCTCAGGGATTTCACAAAGACACAGAGTGAAAAAGCTACCAAGCTAACTGAGATGTTGAAAGCTCAGGCCATAAGTGAGGAAACCTACCGGATGGAATTGGAGGCAATGGACAAAGCATTCACGGTAAAACAGGATGCTGTATCCGCTGCACGTAATGAAAAATATCAGGCCATGGTACGTGATAAGTATGATGCTGAGATTTTAGAATTAAGACGCAAGGAACAAGAGACTGAGGCACAATTAACCATCGGATACACGAATGGATTTATATCTGAGGCTCAATATCAAGATGCATTGGTCAAATTACAATACGAATCAGCTGTAAAGCAGCAGGAAATAATTGATACTAAGGCTAAGGAGGCAAGAGAGAAACAGCTTGAAGGAATCACCGGCACCTTGGAAATGATACAGGGCTACCTTGATACATTGAGCGAAATAAACAACAGCATCAATGAGGCACAGAATGCAAGGCTTGATTCACAACGTACAGCTGATGAGCAGCGCATCAAGGATCTCGAAGATAAAAAAACTGCTGAGTTAGCTAATGAGAATCTAACAGCTGAACAGAAAAAAGCCATAGAGAAAAAGTATGCAATGGATACATACAAGATCCAGCTGGCAATGTTTGAGCGAGAGGAGAAAATTAAAAAGCAGCAGTTTGAACGTGACAAGGCATTTAAGATTGCGAGTGCAATTACAGGCACAGCTATGGCCATTGTTAAAGCCATTGCAGAGTTTGGTCCACCTCCGTCACCATTGGGTATTGCAGGAATAGCATCAGCAACGGCAATTGGTGCAGCACAGATTGCAGCCATAGCAGCACAGAAATACAAAGCGGGTGCAGCACCAGCAATGCCAAGTTTTGCAGAAGGTGGTGGTGCCGGAATGGCTGGAGCATCTGCTAGTTCATTCACCACATCACAGAATACTCAGGGTACCAACATTGAGGATTTATTGAATGGTCAAAGCGGTGGCAAGATACCAATGTCCAAGGTTGTGGTATTGGAGTCTGACATCACAGGCGTGCAGAAAAAAGTAGAGGCACAGGAAAAACTTAGTACCTATTAAGGAAGTCGGGTCCATTGTGCTGCTTGAAATCATCAGAGATTGAAAAACAACCGTACTTATCAAGCAGTTGATTGGCTTTGAGAATGTCAGGCCTACCAATCTTGAGATTCTCAGCGTCAATTGACATGAAGGTATGCACGTTTAGGTACAGGGATTTCAGAAAATGATCCGGATTAATTCTCAGCATCCCATTACGCAGGTTGGTGTATGGGTCAAAGTTGGGGTCAATGAAGAAATCATCGTTCATGTAGATGGCATCTCCGCCAATCTCCCTAGCAAATGTCAGAATCTTATCAGTTACATCACAGCCACGTTCATGATATCTCTTTTTATGGGGTATATTCTCCCTGTTTGGTAGGGTATCGCCAATGGTAAACACGGTTGCCTGTGGAAAAGCATCCATTAGCCATTCAATTGAGCGCAAAATATCCCAATCATTTTGGTGCCTGATGTATGGATATACAAATACCATAGAACAAAATTACATAATTGGTATGAAAAAAGACCTACCGGTTTACGAGATAAAGATAGACCTCAATGATCAGGACACAGAGGTGACATTTAACAGCCTGGTGAGTAGTCCAAAGCAATGAGGACTATTATGTGGTATTCACTAAGCAAGCGATTAAGGACATCGTGTATGACTATAGCCGCAAGGGCTATTTCAACAATGTCAACATTGAGCACAATAGTGCGGATGTTGTGGATGATGTTGCCATGATCCTCAGCTACCAAATTGATGAGAGCAAAGGATTGACAGCACCGGAACGATTCAAGGATGTCAATGATGGATCTTGGATTGTTGGCTACAAGGTATCTGATGAAATCTTTGCCAAGGCCAAGGCAGGTGAATGGATGGGATTCAGCATTGAGGGATTGTTCATGTTGACTGAGCAAGGTGCTAGCATGGAGGAAAACATGTGGGCGCAGATTGCTGAGGAGTTGGATGGATTACGCCAGGCATTTGCAAAGATGCGGGTATCCTTTGATTTTGATGAGACATTGACCACATCACAAGGGCAACAGTTAGCCAAGCGTCACCTGACTATAGGCGATGATGTATTCATTGTGACAGCACGACAGCAGAGCAATGGAGCATCTGTATATGAGATGGCTCAAAAGGTTGGCATACGCAGGGAAAATGTGTATTTCACAGGAGGCAAAGATAAGTGGCAAACATTAAAGAGGCTGAGAATAGAACGGCATTATGATAACAATGCTGAACAGATTGCGCTGATTAAGGAATTTACTGAGGTTGATGCGGTCAAATTTTAGAACACACAAGCATAAAGAGTAAACAAAAAACATAATTATGAACGACAATTTTAAAAAGGTAATGGATTCCCTGGCTGAATTCAAGACTATCCTTGCCGGTCGCAAAGTTGCTACCAAGTTTGGTGAGGCTGTTCTTGAGGACGGTACAGAAATCCGTTGGGAGGGTACAGATTTGACCCCAGGAATACCTGTATTTGTTGTTGCTGAAGGCGAAGAGATCCCTGCACCTGAGGGCACACATCGCCTAGGTGGTGACATGGCAGGTCTTTCAATTGTAGTTGATGCAGAGGGCATCATCGCAGAATTAATTGATGAGCGTGAGGGTAGCGGAGGCACACCTGAAGAGGATGCAATGTCTGCAGAGCAAGTTCGTGAAATTGTGGAAGGTGAGGTTTCAACTTTTGGCAAGGCTTTCAAAAGCATGTCCGGTATTGTTGAGGCAATCGCTAAGCAAAATGATCAACTTAGCAATGAGCTTGCTGAATTAAAGGCTGAATTCGCAGCATACAAGAATGCACCATCTAACGAGGTCAAAGAGGCAGAGAAATTTGCTAAGAAAAGTAATGCAGGAATGACCAGCCGGCAATTGTTTCTTTTAAATAACATGAAAAAATGAGTTTAAAAAAGTTTATTAAATCCAAGTTTGACTACGATGTTCAAGACTTGAGCCCATATGTGGATGATTCACGTGAGGATCTTATCGTGCGTTCAGTAACTGAGGCACAAACATTACAGTATATCACCATTCAAGAAGGTATCAAAGGAACTGAGGACCTTAAATTGTTAGATGATTCCATCGTTTATCAAGAGGCTAACTGTTCAATGACTCCTGAGGGTGATACAATTTACTCTGATCGTCAATTGAGCGTTAATGCAATTGGGTACATGAAAAGATTTTGCCAAAAAGATTTGGCTGGTCTTTGGACACAGTTAGCTCTACGTCCAGGTGCAATGGCTGAGGATAA